TACAAGGAAGTTCAGTGCAATGTTTCGGGTACTGGTGGAATCACTTGGCAGACGTCGACCGCTATATTGACCGGCGACAGTTGCCCGGAAGGCACGGACTTCAATAAAGAGACCGGCGAGTGCAAGGAAAACAAGTGCGAAATCCTGGCCGGCTCGCTCTACGAAAAGTCCCATCAAGCGCCGATCTCCCGCTTCATCAATTACCTCGGCTGCGAGATCGCTGTCAGTTCGATTGACGGTTGTATCGGCCCCGCTGAGGGTCAAGCCGGCGCGACGTACTGCAAGGTCATCGGCTCGTTCACCGGTAACTGGTTCACCTCCAATGGCTCCTGTGCCTTTGGCTGCGACGTGGGCCCGGGTGACGGTCCACCTCCGGGTGGGGACGGCGGCACCGGGGGCGATGGTGGCAGCAACCCGCCCGGCGGCGACGGTGGAAGCGATGGCGGCACCAAGCCCGGTAACGGCGGTGGCGATGACGGCTCCAGTGGTGGCGGCGGCGGTGGGGGCGGTGGCGGTAACAACCCCTGTCAGGGCCATGTTGGCAGTGACTGCGGCACCACGCCCGGCGGTGACGGCAGTAGCGGCGGCGATGGCGACGGGTCCGGCTCCAGCGGCGGGACCGGTGGCGATGGCGGCGACGGCTCCGGCGGGGGGGGCCTGAAAGAGCCGAAGCAAGGCTCCTTCGACAAGACCATCAAGGAATACGACGACGCCATCGCCAAGGCGCAAAAGGACTTCCGGGAACTGCAAGGCAAGTTCGAAAGCGTCCTCGCTTCCAAGTTCGATATTCACCTGGGCACCGGCGGCGGCTCCCTGCCGTGTTGGGACTTTACCGCCCTCGGCCAGCGCTACGACGTCTGCCTCACCCAGTACGCCCAAGAACTCTCCGTCATCCGCTACGTGGTGCTGTTCATCGCCGCGATCCTGGCCGGATGGATCGTTTTCTATCGCTCCTGAGGAAACGCCATGGACATTCCCTTTCTCTCCGACATTCTCGCCTGGATGCAATCCCTCTGGGACTTCCTCTACAGCGGTGTCTATGACTTCGTCACCGACGCCTTTGTCCTGCTGACCAAGATGGCCATCAAGGGCTGGTTCGAGATGCAATTGTTCGTCGCGGAAATCGGCTACAAGGCGTTCCGCGAAGTCGTCGGCGGCATCGGTATCGGCTCGACCATCACGTCCTATTACTCGTCCTTGGACGGCGACCTGCGCTCGCTGCTGGCGTTCTTCGGCCTGCCGGACGCGGTGAACATGATCTTCGCCGCCATCGGCACGCGCTTCTCCATGTCCTTCATCCCCTTCATAGGTAAGTGACATGGCGATCAAGATTCATCACGGCCCGAACGGCTCCTACAAGACCTCCGGCGCGATCCAAGATGACTTGATCCCCGCGATCAAGAAGGGCCGCGTCATCATCACCAACGTGCGCGGCCTGACCCGCGAACGGATCTTCCAAGTGATGCCGGAGACGCCCTCCAGTTGCGACGTCATCAACCTCGACCTCGAGGACCTGGATGACATGGAAAAGATGCGCACCTGGTTCATGTGGGCGCCGCGTGGCGCGTTCATCATCTTCGACGAAACCCAACTGATCTTTCTGAAGTCCTGGCGCGAAGCCGACCTCAAGCGCTTCGACTTCCCGGACGGCCCGGAAGCGGCCAAGGCAGCCGGGCGGCCCATGGGCTGGCTGGATGCCTGGACCCGGCACCGGCATTTCAACTGGGACATCATCCTCACCACGCCGAACATCGCCTATATCCGCGACGACATCCGCATGACGGCGGAAAAGGCCTATCTGCACTCCAACCTCGCCGTCATCGGCATTCGGGGCCGCTACAAGGAAAGCCAGCACTCGGCGCAGGACAACAAACCGCCGGCCCGCGACGTGATCGTCGAGATCAAGAAAATCCGCCAGGAGACCTTCGCCCTCTATGAATCGACAGCCACCGGCTCCGTCACCGACACCATCGCCGGCAAGAGCCTTTTTAGACAACCTAAGATTCTTCTATTCATGGCAATTCCGGCCCTTGCTATTGGGTCTGTGGTTTATGACGGCGGACCTCGTCTGCTCATGGGCGACCCTGTATCGCCGCCTGCTGCTGGAACTGCTGCGCCTGCTCAAGCCGGTCCTGCTGTGGGTGCTGCGCGTGCTGTTGGTGCGGCTGGTCCTGATGCTGCTGATGATGTACCTGGGCACGCAGGCGTTCCGGGCGCTGCTCCTGTAGGCCATCCCTTCGCCGGCCGCGACTTCATCGTCAAGGCAACCCTGCTGTCCGCCTCCGGGCGCCGCACCTATCTGTTCGCCGTCCGAGGTCAGGACGGCAGCGAATTCACTCTCACCGATCGCGACCTGACCGACACCGGCTATGCCGTGGTGCCGCGGGGCAACTGCGCCGCGGAACTGAGCTTCAAGGGCGGTTGGTCCGGCTATGCCGCCTGCGCCGGGCGTAGCGCCTTGGGCAATGCGCCGCCGGCTCAGACCGCCGCGCCGAACGTGCCGCCCGCCGCCGCGAACAGCGCCGCCGTGCGGGTGACGGTGGTTCCTGACACCAGCCGCTTGCCGCGCTCGATCAACTGAGGGGGAGCCGATGAACTGGACAAGCTATTTCGCCGCCCTGGGGCTGGCGTTCCTGGCCTATCTGGCGGGCTTTTTCTTCGCGGTGGCGGTGACGCCGACGGGGCCGGTATGGCCGCTGTAGCCGGCCTGGCCGGGGCGCGCGCGAACGGCTCGTCTCGGAGTGAGCAAGCGCCACGGCGGGGCCGGCTGACGCCCCTGTAACACGTCAGATAAGCACCCCGCGATTTGGACATTAATGGACATTGTTAGGTGAAACCATGAAGAAAGTGACCCATCAAAACCGCCTCCTGCTGCAACCCGACGGACAACTGCTGGACTCCCCCAAGGGACGGCTCTTCGTTGATTCCATGACGGGGGCGTTCACCGACCTGTCAGGCGTGCGGATCCTGCGTTGCGGCGTGGACACGGTGCGGCAGTTGTACAACGGCAAGTTGCGCCCGGAAGTGATGGCGCTGTTTGACCTCTCGGTGGATGTGGTCGAGTTCGCCGGCTACGAGTGGTCCAAGGGCCGCATCGGTCGCGACTCCGGCTATCAGTACCG